GTTCGAAGGACTTCCGGCCATAAACCGCAAGTCGTCCAACTCGTCATCACGGCTTTCGGAATACGCGGCCAAAGACAACTGCATACGCTTGCGGGCTTGTGCCAGCAAGTCAGCAGTGTTTGCTTTACGGCGGCTATCCGGCGAGTTCGCTACGCGAGCGGCTCCGGCGATGCCTGTTGGGTCTTTAGCCATTAAATCGGTTTCCTTTGCTCGTATTTTCTGAGCCTAAAATGACCTGAAGATTCCACGGCACATGCAGCCCAGATACGGTTTCTCCCCGCAACGGCACGATGTGGTCAACGTGGTAATCAAGGCCAACTTTACGCAATCCGGCGCAATAGGCGTAAACGCTGGCAAATTCTAACTCGTGGCCCGCGTTTAACCACGATGGCGCACGCAAATCTTTTGCGCTACGGTAAGTAGCCGTCCAGAAATTACGTCTTCCGGGATTTTTCCGGTTAGCCCGTAATTGAAATTGACGCACTTTTTCAGGGTTAGCCTTTTTCCAGTTTTTTGCGTGTTCAACGTACTTCTTGCGGTTTTTACGCTTAGAAGCATTGGCTGTTTCGTTAGCACACTCGCAACACGTTTTGTTGTGCGTGTACCGCTCAACCATATGACCGCGCAAACAAGGATTGCCGGTAAAGTATCGCGGAAGCCCCTCTTTCAGGGCTTTTTGGCGATCAATTACCGCACCGGCATCCATTATTTGCCCTTCTTACCCTTAGCCGCAGCGCGGCGCTTTACGGAATACGCAATGGCTGCCGCTTGAGCGGGTTTTTTGCCGCTGCGAATTTCTGCGGAAATGTTCTTTCGGAAGGCCGCTTTGCTTGCGGACTTTACGAGAGGCATTAACGCATACCCCGTTTCATCGGAGTCGGTCGGAAATCAACCGTCGTGCGGATCATTTCGTCGTTAACACGCTTCGGCATACGCGGAGCAGGCATACGGGGCTTCTGCATCCGGCTGTTTTGGATCATGTCACCGACTGTTGCGCCGGGAGACACGCCGATTGGACCGGGGTTTTTCTTTCCGTACATGTTTTTTAGCCTTTTTTGGAGGTTTTACCGGCTCTTTTAGCCGGTCTACGAGCGGTGAGGGCGGATTGTCTAAATGCTTTAGCCGTAGGAGCGCCTCTAGCGCCCGGTTTACGCATTTTTTCACCCGATCCCGCAGCGATTCGAGCGCGTTTTTCATGAATTCGAGCATAGAGACCCTTTTTTGCAGCCATTTCAACATTTCCAACGCTTTAAGGATGCCTTGGCTCGCTCGCCATTTTTGGCGTTGCGGGCTACTGCGCCCATCCTTTTGCAGAAAGATCGTTTACGAGCAGCATCCTTTTCCGTTTTAGGGTTAGGCGCAGGCGGTTTCAACTTAGAACCCGTCGCCCGATTGTACCGAGCACGGCCTTTGGCGGTCAATCCAGCCCCTCTTGACACCGGCAACTTTTCTCCTCTCTTAATTGAGAGGCTAACCGACTTGCGTGCCATCTACGCTCCCATCCAAGTGTTAATCATGCCGCTATCGCGGTGAACAGTAACGGTACGCGGTCGCTCGCGGTATTCGCGGTGCGCCACGGGGTATGCAAACGTAACCGCGATGGCATCAGCAGCGTCAGGCGATGCAAGGCCACGCGCTTTCATGTCTTTCTTAGACTCCAGCAAGATAGCGCCAGAGGAATTGATCTTCTGCTTTGGACCAGTCAGGTCGGCTTTTAGTTGCCGGTCGTTCGGCAAAGCAGCGTCTTTTAGCCACGCTTTCATTTCGCCCCACAACTCTGCACGCTTGTTTTGCCACATAGCCGGGGTCTTGGACTTCCATCCGAAGTTGACGCCACGAACCACCTTATAACGCTGCTCTTTCAAGCGATCAAGGATGCCGTAGCCTAGTCCGCCTTCGTCGAGGACGACGAGTGTGGGTTGGTACTCTTCAATCGCGTCGATAACTCGGCCAACAATCTCCATCGTGTCTTCTCCTTTGAAGCGCTTGATGGCGATGATGTCGCGGCCCTGTCGGACTGCGATAACGGTCGAGTCCGCTCCACTTCGCGCCGGATCGACGCCAATAACTCGTGGCGCGGTTTCATCCTTATAAGCAGGGCGAGCAATAGCCTGATCCACAAGGCTAGGAGGAATAAACTGATCATCACCCTCAGAAGGAAACTCGCCATAGACTTCTACCTTTGCTTGCGGTGAGTCGATGCCGTATTCGTCGATGATCTGCTGGTACACCGACTTATCGGTTTCTTCAACGGTGCGAGCGTCAATGTTGCGCGTGTTCCAGAACGCACGCTTAGAGTGGAACGCCTCGAAAAAGTAGCCCTCGTTACGACGGGGGTTGCTGAACGACATCCAGAAACGGTGCGGGGTGTTCTCCGTAAAGAAACCTGCCGTCACCGACCAGATGGGGTCAGGGATACCAGAGGCTTCGTCAAAGATGACCATAACGCCGTCAAAGTTGTGGACACCGGCATACGAGTCTGGGTTCTCTTCGGACCACAGGCGGCCTTCGACGGACCAGTAACGGGTACCTTTTTTAAGGTCACGCTCAACAAGTTCGGCGAGCCACTTAGCAGGCATCACGCGGGTGGCGCTAATCTCAAACCAATGCGAGTTGATTAGAAGGGCTGCCCACTTAGTAATTTCTGCCCATGTGATTGAGCGCAACTGCGCTTCTGAGTTAGCCGACACAATGGTCGTTGAGCCTATGCGGGTACTGAGCATCCAGAGGATGAGCCAAGATACGAGTGCCGACTTACCGATACCGCGACCGGAAGCCGTAGCCATACGCAAGACTTCGTAGGAGGTGGCAGTCTTATTCTTCGCTACGTGGGCGGCGATGTCGCGCAGGATTTCCCGCTGCCATTTACGCGGACCCTTAAAGTGTTCGAGTGGCGTACCTTTCTGGCCCCAAGGGAAAGCAAGTAGCACGAAAGCCTCTGGGTCGTCCTTAATGACGGGCGACCAGAGTTTGCTCATAAGCAACTCTTCTTCTTCGGGGCTATAGATCGGCTGTTGCACGTTCTTCCTTCAGCGCCAGGGTTTGCGCGGGTTCATGCGCTAATTGATCCGGTGTAGCGTCAAATACGCGGCCCGCCAAGACGCGAGATTCTGCCTCTTGCAGCGCGGCGACAATACTAATCTGGGATTTAATGTCCACTTGGACTTGCTGCTTTGCGACCCATCCGTGAAGGTGGGTAAGCAGGGCGAGGGCTGCCTTGCTATCTCCCTCAAGCGCGGCAGAGCGCAGTTGAGTCGCCGCCTCAACTTCAGAGTCCGCACGACCTTTCCCCTCAGCGACCGCAGCCGCGTTATCTAACTGGCAGAGTCTACGGTACTCGACGGGCAGCAACCCAGCCGCAAAGGCCAAAGCATCACCCTTCAGCCCGAGTTTAGCGGCGTTGTAAATCTTCTCCAGAACCTCCGGCGATGCCTTTAGTTCCCGAGGCTTAAAAGGAATGGACTTAAAGGATTCTGTTACGAGGTTCATACCGGAACTCTTTGCCAGAACAGGCGGGAACGTCGGACATCCATCCGTGGTGGGTGGCATGGGCACACCAGACCTTCTCAGCAACCTTAGTCACCTCAGCAGCCCAGAAGCAAGATCGGCACACCAAAGCCTTGGCAGCAAACTCTAACCACTCTGCCTCAGACATCCGTATAGGCATACCGAGACTGTAACAGAAGGTTTGGCGAGGAGAAAGCAACGTGCAGGGTGATCCTGCCGGGAGGCCGCGATCTACCACAACCGGGTAGCCTGTGTGCCGAGGCGGAAGCGTCTAGGGAGAAAGACGTTTAGTGCCTTAGATGGTGCATCCTTGCTTCAGTTACCTCTCGGTCGCTACCAGCGCATCTGGTCAGACGTTGCTAATAAAGGATAACGGTAAAAGGTTTATTAGTGGAGAGCGTAATTAAAAAAAAATTAAAAAGTTTTTGTGAGGGCATCGTAATCGTGACCGGTCAACCCATGGCCCCACCCCCCCCTGTTGTTTTGACGCAACGGATGGTTGCATGTCTACCACAACCCTAGACGCTAATGCTTCTCATCATGCGTAAGAGAATCGTTTGCATATGCAAATGGTTAGCGATACGCAGATGTTGCGTATATGCAACACGGCCATGACCAGTTGCGTTTGTGCAACACATAGACGTTTGTTGCTGGATCGCAACAAGTGGTAAGGGTGCAACAGAGAGCAGTAACGTTAGTAATGTTAGTACGTAGTCATTTTTCTAAACATAGTTTCTATACATCATTCCTTTTTCGATTTTGTTGATTGACTCTTTACTACTTACTAACACTATCCTTTAAGCCTTGTTTTTCAGCCGTTTGCATCACAGCAACTTTTCGCCTTTTCGCTACCGACATTTCTACTGACAGCATCACAAATGCATAGCGTTGGAGGCTACTATCTATTGTCAAATAATCCTTTACACGATTAGGTGACTAGTCTATAAAGGAATCGTTGACAACAAACACGGAGCAAATAGCGATGAAAACCTATTACGACGTTCTAGCCGCACATCCTAATCAGACTCAACTTCGAGCCGACGTTAACTTCCTGCTTGACGTTCAACGCAACCCCAACGACCAAGCCTTGATGGATGCGCATTGGGATTTCTCGTTTGCGGCTTACAACGAGTCACAGACTCACATTCTTATCAACGTGCTATCGGCTGACGAGGATAAGGATGCTGACGATTTCTTTACCAACCTCAAGTCCATGCCGCTTGACTTCAATACTGGCAACGACTTTCCCGATTGGTACTTTGACCACAAAACCAATCGCGTCTACAACATCGATGATGTGGAGGCTGCGTAATGACTCGCCTTCTGAACTCTGCCGTCTATGTAGGCTTTAGCGTTGCTCTAGCCGCTATCGTTCTAGACGATTTTCGGATCGGCGCAATCGGCGCTTGCGTTGCCGGTATCGCTGCCCTTATCGACTACGTTCGCAACTAAACAGGTCAGAACACTATGAACGAAGATTCCAAATACAAACTGACACTAGCGTTACTGATAACGGTATTTGTATTAGCCATCCTGATACTCATCCCCGTACTTATTCATGCTTGGGCAAAAATACTTTTATAACTTGCAACTAACTCGGAGAACAATCATGACCGAATATGCAAACCTTAACCTTTGCCACATTGGTTGGAAGAATTGGAAACGCGGAGATATTTGCGTCTTGCGTTCCGTTGACGGATACCTTTCCTGCCTTCGCATCCAGAATCAATCAGCCTATAAAGAATGGTCTGGCTGTTTTTCAATCATTTAACACAACAAACTAGGAGATATGCACATGGGTTACACAATCAACGACACCGACAGCCGCTACAACGGTTGGACTAACTACGCCACGTGGCGCGTCAATCTGGAGATGTTTGACGGATTCGATGCGCGTGAATACTTCACAGACGCCAACGACGAATTTGACGCCAGCGAACTAGCCGACAATCTCAAAGCCTATGCCGACGATATGCTGACGATTAACGGTGAGAAAGGATTAGCCGTTGACTATGCTCGCGCCTTCCTGTCTGACGTTAACTGGCGAGAGATTGCCGAGCATATGTTGGACGCCATCAAGCAGGAGGCCGCATGAGAACGTATGACGTTGTGCTCTTTACCTCAATCCAAGAGATTGTGACCGTACAGGCTAGAGACGAGGACGATGCTGCCGAGATTGCTCTGCAAATCGTTAAGGCTGGCTATACGCCTCACGGCCAACTGGATTGGGACGTTGAGGAAGTCAACATAGGAGATCCTGCCGATGTCGCAGAATGACCAAATACGCGCCGCCCTGATTCTAGGGCGGTCGCTGACCCCGCTCGATGCCTTGCAAAACTATGGATGCTTCAGGCTTGCCGCTCGGATCGCAGATCTACGCCGTGAGGGCATGGATATTGAGTGCGTCAACGAAACGAAGAACGGCAAACGCTATGCCCGTTACCAACTACGGAGACGCTATGAGATTTCCTAAACTCTGGGAGTTAAGTTACTGGTATGCCCACGGCCACGATTGGCGACACGTACCGCCCCCAAACTGGCGATCTAGCCGCCGTATCAACCCCCTTTCCGTTTATTGGTGATTTATGGAAAAACCACACTTTCCGACCATCGCCGAACTAGAAGCGATATTCGCCGCTGACGACTCGCCCATGGTCTACCGCGCACCCCCTGACCCTGCGCGGCTTAGAACGGCTGTGCTTGCGTTTTTGAGCGCATGGGATGAGGAATTGAGTATTAGGAACCTGCACCCCTTTGTTGAAGAGGTGCGCAAGGCTGTGGAGGGTAGGCCATGACCTACCTACGCAAAGCCGCAGAACAGGCGTTGAAAGCATTACATGAGCCATGGGTAGTAGGGCCGGAAGGCGTTTCGGATGCGATTTGCGCTCTTCGTAAGGCTCTATTGGAGTTTGAGCCGAAACCCACCATTCCGCGTGAAGAGGTTATTCGCATGACTAAGGAAGCGGGAGTTTATTCAGGCTACGAGTCTGAATTGTTTCAGCGCCTTGCCGAGTTAGTTGCCGCGTATGAGCGAGACCTTTGCGCTAAGGTATGTGAGCAAATGGCTAGTAGGCATAACGACATTCGTGCCGCCGCGCTTGAAGTTGCCGCAGAGCGCATCCGTGCGAGGGGCGAAACATGACCGAGTTTCACGAACGCTGGGGGCTGACCCCAACCTATCCACGGCTGACCCGTTGCACCCGTCGATACTGGGTGACTTACCTCGGGCGATGTATTGACACGGCGAGGGCGACATTATGGCGGGATTCCTGATAGCCGTGGCTCTGACGGTGCTTGCGTCCGTCCTGTTCGACGATTAAACGAGGGGGCTACGCGCCCCCTCTCTTATTTCACCACCTGAAGGTCAGGTTTGCCCTCGGCAATCGCTCGGATTTCCGACTTGGTGCGGTTCGCTAACTCTGGGGCGATCCACAAATGCTTGGGCGTCTGATGCTCGCGGCTCATGACTCGGCCAACGTCTTTCCATCCGCTCTCCCGTAGGGCTACGAATAAGGCTTCACGGGAGGGCTTATGGCCGTCCGTCGAGGCGGCAAGTTCAGCGAGCACCGCATACCACGGCGACCCCACCACGCCCTTGGAGAACGGCCCACGGCGTTGCCGTACCATTTCCGCGATGAACGCCTCACCGCCGCTCATGCCGAGGTCAACCATTGCCAACTTCGCATCGGTAATAGGCGGCACGGCTCCAGGGTTGAACGCGCTAACGTCCCGCGCATCAAGGTACGCCGCCACAGCCTCAAAGCCACCGCCGTGATACCACTCCCACAGCCTCGCAGCCTCGTTATCCGGTAGGCGAGGGGCTTGCGACCAGATAACGAACCAGCGACGGTCATCGGCTGGAATCGTGATCGGCGCACGTTCGTTGCTGAACGCTAAAACCAGAATTCTATTGATGACGTAATATGGGTGCTGCTGCTTCTTATTGACCATCAGCAATTCAGGCGGCGCAGCGATTACGGGTTTCAGGTTGTTTTCCATCGCTCTGCGGTCATCGCCCTTTCGGTATCGAATCTCGTTCAGCACGATAACCTCGGACTCGTAGGTATAGCCCCACGAGCCAGCGACTTCCTCAGCCCTAGCCACGGCTATGTTTCGTAGCGCATCACCGCCGATAGACCATAGGAAAGGAGCCCATAACGTGTCCTTACCCGATCCAGGCGCACCCGTATGCAGCACGGCATGGTTTATCTTCCGGTTCGGGTGCTGGCGTTTATAAGCCATCACGTTTAGAACGTGTTCGCGCTCGAAATCGGTCGGAATCATGCGCTGCAAGTGATGGAGCCACGGCGACACATCCCCGCTCACGGCGGCTGGCCGTGCGCTCTTCCACTTGTTCACATGGGCAACACCAGAGCGTTTCAGTAACTCGGTTTCACCCGGCGCATACGTCAGGGCGTTGGCGACGTAACTGCCCATCGCAGCCCGGTTCTCATCAAAAAACGTCGCCGCTTCAATACGCCTAGCCTTGTTGTGTACCGAATAACACGGCGTCCCACGAAACAGGGCGTTGAACGTCTGCCGAGAATAGTCCTGATGCGTCTTTACATCGAAAAACAGGTCGCCCTCGGCAACGTAAACGAATCGTTTAAACCAGTCAGCCGGTGCCAACTGGGATACATCATGTTCCGCGAGACTTTCGTATTCATCCATTGCATTACCCCATTAGTCTGCTATTCTCACGGAGCATTGCGATTTTCTCCGTGTAATTCTCCTAGAGAGTCCTTAGTCCCACTTCGGTGGGACTTTTTTTATGGACTACCCATTCGTCGGTTGGCCGAGATGGTGCGCCATGTATCGAGGACGATGCGCTCGGTTTCGCGCTTATTCGCCATCTTCGAGTACAGCGCCACAGCCGCACAGTATCGCTCATGCGCCTCTTTCGTGGCGTGGTGGGTCGCGGCAATCGCTTGCCGCTCCGCCACCGTACCCTCGGCATGAGTAAAGACGGCCTCACGGGTCGCCTTCCAGCCATACTCGGCACGTTCCATCTCAGCCTTTGCCAGCGCACACGGCTCGTCAGTATCGACGAGATACCGCAGCGCTTTCTCGGCTCTTTCTTCACTAATCATACGCCGCACATTCCTTCACATTCATTGTTGAACATATCCACCTGTCCGTGGTCTTCGGCTGTGGACAAGTCGGCCTCTTCAAGCGGCTTGCAGGATCGGTGCATATATTGCGTGCCAGCAATCTTGCTCTGGTTACGTATCACCTTGTCCATTTCCAACGCATCTGCCCAAGCCTCGCGGTCTTCCCGCAGCAAGCGCCATTCGTTGTCATTGTGATACGGACAGCCAATGCAACTAGACTTCGGCGGTAATGGATAGCCTTTGCGCTCCATCCATTGCAGGCAATCCCATCGGCTCATGCCCTTCTCAATAAGCGGCCAGCGGTGCTTCTTCCACGCCAATTGGCTAGGCTTCATCCGCATGGCCTCATCGGTGCTAATGCCGATCCAGGTTTCGCACAGCACGCCTTTTGCACGCTGCCGTGGCACAAGGCCAATCAGTTCGCGCTCCTTCTTCACCAAAGGCTCAATCTTGTATTCCTTGGTGCATTGCCGCCGACCCATCGCACGGGTGCCATCAGGCATGACCATGTGAAATGGGACGGCAGCCACGCGCTTACCGCTCTCGGTCTTGTTGGTCAGGTCATCGCGCAGGTTGCCACGCTGAACTCGATGCACTGGAAAGGGCAATTGCTTCTCCAGCCAATCCAACCAAACGTAAACCTTTTTCGGTTCCCATCCAGTGTCAGCAAAGATAGCCGCATCCACAGGCTCTAGTTCGCCGTGGGCAATCATCAACGCAAGCGTCGATGACTGCACCCCAGCGCCTAATGACAGAAACCGTTTCATCAGAACCCCAACGGATCGTTGAGGTCAGCCTTTGACCAGTTGTCCTCGGTCAGCGTACCGGCAGGCGGTGCCTTCTGCGGCATCTGCTGGCCTTCCTTTAACTGGACGCTAATGGACAAAAAGTTATTGCCAGCCTTTGAGGACTTCTTCCACGCAGACAGTTTGTATTCCGTGCCGCCCACGTTCAGGTCGCCAGTAAAGTCCGGGCGCTTTTCGTTGCCCTTCTTGTCATTCGGGAACAGCACGCCACGGTTAGTGTTGTCATAGTTCACAGGGTCATCTCCTTCAATTTAGAAACCTTATCATCTAACTCGGCCAAAAACTCCTGCACCTCTTTCTCTAAGACAGTGATGCAGTCTGTATCCCGTGGGATACGCACCACGAGCAGTTGTAACTCTTCGGGCATCCTTGGATCGTATGAGACCCAATCGCACCAGTCCGTACCCGTGCAGGCCATCTGCCATTGCATCTGGTAAAAATACTTTTGCGGCGGCTCACGCTCAAAGAGATACTCGATATGCGTGGCCGTTGAGGGACACTTGATCTCAACGCAGCCGTTCACGCCAACCAACCCGTCAGGGCTAGCCCCTGCCATCTCGATTGCGGGGTGGTTGATAAAACCCACCTCGGTAACAAGTTCACCCACCTTGGCGCTGTACGCGTCACGGGCTGCGCCTTCCTGCTCAACGCCCCACTCCATCGCGGCATTGCTGAACCCTTCGGTCGGCTTGCCGGTCAAGCGTTCGCATACCAGTTGCGCCATGTAATTATTGCGAGTCGCGGCGTAGCCGGTTCTCGTTCGTGCTACTACATCGGCCACCTTTGAGGCAGTCACCTTACCCAAACGGGCGGCGTGCCACTCTGTTGTCCTTTGCTCCATCATTCTTCTCCTGTCTCCATGAGACGTTTAAGTTCTCGACACTCGCGCTCCAGGCGCTCCATCTTTTCTGTAACTACAATAAGTCTGTTAGCAGCCTCGTCCCGCTGCTCTAACACGCGCTTCAACTTCTCGGCCAACGCTTGCGATAGTTCTGACGAGTCAGGGATCGCCATCGTGTGACCGATGATTTCGTAATCCGACATCAGCGCGTAGTAGTGAATCATTGCAGTTCACCTTGCTTCCACAGCAAGTAGTCATACTGCTTAATGCCACGGTGCAGCGCAGAGGCCATGTGCATAGGATTCAAGCCCCACTCTTCTGCCAGTGGCTTATAGTTGATGCGCTTCTTGTTGGCCTTTGCATTGGCTCTGCGCTCACGCAGCACCTTGTACTGCTCGAACGTAATGCCAGGGTTGTAACGCGACGGTTTAGTATAGGTTTTCATAACTTCACGGATACTTTTCCAATCGTAGGTGTTGAGGGGAAATAACTCGCGTGTTCTCGGCGTAGTCAGAAGGCGTCGCCTTTTCCCATGCCAAGTCATACGGGAGCCAACCAAGAATCTCCACGGCTCGTATCTCCGGCATGACAGGTTTAGCGACGAAAAGCACTAAGCCTTTGCCGACTTGATGCTGACGCACGGCAGCCGTGTTACTCGTTCGGACGCGACGAACCTCAATGTTTCTACCTACGTCCGGCCATTCTTTGTAACGCGCATGATCTCGTGCATCCCACACATGGGCGTGCCAATAGCGATTGGTGTACTTGGCTACGGCCAACTCTGCTGCACACGCAGCCACCTGCGCCGTTCGGTCGTCTTCCATGCGCTTTGGATCGTAATGTGCTGCATCAAGACTGTCCCATCTTGCAGAGCAACGTCGAGCGCCAATAAGGTTTACCAAATCGTATTCCCACGGATTTAATTCAATGATCGGATAACTCATAACTCAGGAACCTCGTACCATTTCAGAATAATCTTGGCGGCATCGCGGTGGTCTCGCATCACGCGCAAATCCTTGGCCTTGTTCTTCTCAAAGAAGCCGGTAGAACAAGCGCCAGATTCCCGCTCTGCAATCATCTGA